GAAGAGGAATTCAAAATTGCAGTTGGATCAGGTGAAGTGCGTAAGCAGATGAAGATGAAAAATTTGATGTTTGAGGAAGACACTTTGAGGATTCAAACACATGAGCATGCGGATCTTCCAGATGATGGAGTTGCTTATTCACATGTACATCTGTGTGAGAAGTGTAACATGGCTTTTACCCATATGCATAAGAAAAACCCTATGGAAACATCAATGAGATATCAAAATCTCTGCCATAGGTGTTATACGAAGAAAATGCGCGTAGCGACCGCATTACTTCTTCATGGACCGTGCAATATGGACATTGAAGTCCCTGTGCGAGAGGGCGTTGACATTGAGGAACTGGAAAAAGAACAAGAACCAGTAGTCAAGGAAGATGCCCCTGATCAACTCGAAAGTGTAACTCAGAATTCGGCCCCAAAAGTCAAAAATAATGTAATTAGACTAGAGAGTGTGACGCAAAATTCGGCCCCTAAGGTTAAGAATAATATAATTAGGTTAGAAGAAGAAGGTATGCGACCCAAAACTGCAGCCGACGTTGAAAAGCTTATTGCTGAGAAAGCTAAAGGTTTATGCTTTCAAGGAACCAATGACCAGAATGCTGTTGATGTTGGAGGAAAGATCTTTCCAAATCAAGGTACAATCTGGAGAGGAAATAGATCCCTTAAGTATATTGGTATCTATGGACGTTGTGTTGTAGTTCCAGGGCATATTATGCAGCCTATTCAAAGTGTATATAATTTAACATTGTCCCGTATGGGAGTAAATTATGACGTAGTCTTATTAGATAAGTTTGTAATTAGAAGTAAGCTTAGTGATAATGAGTATGATGAGTTTGTAGTTTTAGATTTGACTGATTGCCCGCAAATTCCAACGTTTGCTGATATCCGTTCTCATTTCATTCAGGAGAAGGAAGTTGGATTAATATCTGGCTCGCAGGTTATGCTGCAGATCAAGAGTGATTTGGCAACAAGAGATCGTTCTTTCGCGAAAACATGCGATTTAGTAGGCAAGGTTATCCTACCTACAGAAACGACCTTTTCTGGATTTGCAACTGGAGTTCGATACGATATTGCTACGAAGTTAGGAGATTGTGGTTCGCCACTAATCGTTCTTAACCCCCAGATCACCGGGAAAATCGTGGGAATGCATGTAATAGGAAACAGCAAGCAAAACAAAGGATGGTCATGTCTCATAACACGAGAGAGACTTGAAAAATTGGAAATGACTTTCCAATGTGCTAATGCACCGCCCTTTGATTTTCTAGTTGATTCTTTTGACAACTTGGAAGACCATGAATTGCCTAGTTATACACCACCAGGAAAACATCTCATACTAGGTAAGTTGAAGACCCGAATGATTCCATCGCCATTGAAATCTGATATCATTCCATCTCCAATCTATGACAAAGCGTTCAAGCACACCACTGAACCTGTCATCTTGAGCATGAAAGATCCTCGAAATACATCAGGAGATCCCCCAATGATTAAAGCTGTGAAGAAATTCAACAGTACAGCGGGAGGATGGGATTATTTTGATCGTGTAATTTGTAGAGAACACTCATTGAAGCAATTCGTTGAGTTGACTCGGGATTACGGAGGCCCAAGAAGATTGTTGTCGATTGATGAAGCGATAAACGGAATACCTGGCTGGGTTGAGCCTCTTAACATGCGAACATCACCTGGATATCCATTTATCCTAGCTCGTCCTTCGGGTGAGATTGGGAAGAGTGGATTTTTCACCGTGATTGGAACATCTGACAAAGGAGCTCCTATTTATTCACCGAAACCTGATCTTATGGCTACGATCAACGAATATTTGGAAATTGCTAAAACAGAAATGTGGTGCAAGAACAACTATTATGTTGACTGGCTTAAAGATGAGAGACGGAAGATTGAAAAAGTGAGATCCGCTAACACCAGGATGTTCAACATCCATAACATGGCATGGCTCATCATTATGCGCGTGTATTATGGATCAGTTCTAGCGGCTTACACCTTCGCTGGAATTAAGAACGGCTCGACTATTGGAATCAACATGCACGGACCGGACGTTACGGAATTGATTCGTCATTTGAGTTCTGCTGGTACCAACTGGTGGGATTTAGATGTGAGCAATTTCGATGGGACAGCAGACAACGAGTGCATTCACGACGCGCTCTATGTCTTTAAAGGTTGGCTTCGGTTTCAAATACCAGTTGACCACGTACTTGATGTCGTAGGAGAGTCAATCTTCTGGCGTATTCATGTTCTTGGAATACTTGCGTATGTTCCTTTCATAGGAGTACCATCTGGATGGTTATTAACAGCAATCATCGATACCGAAATCAACAAGCAACGCAGGAAACTGTCGTGGCGACATCTTATGAAACTCTATAACAAACGAGAGTATCTGAGCTTAGATGTAAAAGAGAAGCTCGCCCGGGAAACCGGAAACGGAGATGACATCTTAGGTGCCGTCAATGATGCCGTGAAACATATTTTCAACCCTGAAAATATCTCGGCTCATTGGAAAGACCATGGCGTATTAGGAACCCCCCCTACGAAAGAAGCTGGAGGCGTTGTTGGAGGATTCAGAGAATGGAATCATGTCACTTATCTTAAGTGTCATTTTGCCAGACATGAAGACTACCAATCATATTATGTCGCGAGGATGAGTATTGATACGATCTTGGAATTATCCAATTGGATAAGAACGAGCTCGTGTGATATGGTCATGTTGAGGTCAAACTTAACTGACATGGAAAGGTTTCTGTACACTCACGGACGAGCAAAGTATAATTCTACTTTGTGTGAGATACAGAGGGCCATGAGAGACATTGGAGAACATTACATCCCTACTCCATATGATTATTATGACGACCTTTGGCGAAACGAACATGGCATTGCATAAGAAAGGCAGCTCCATTGGACTTTAATTAGTTTGCAGTGGTTGACCGGACTAGTGATGTTGTGTTCCCCCCCTTATATTAGTTTATTCTAATATGGAATTCTTCCTAGC